AGTTACAAGTCATGATGAAAGTGCAGTTATGCGCAAACTCTTCCATCGCCGCACGCATGGCTGGCTGAGTTGAGTTTGGATTTAGATAATCTGCTTCATCGATAATGATAACTTTCTTACCACCACCAAGAGACATCGCACTTGCATAGTTCTTAATCTTGACTCGAAACGTATCAATTCCTGATTCGTCTGAGCCGTTGATCATTAGATAATCACATCCGATCTCGTCACACAATGCACGAGCAACGGTAGTCTTACCTGTTCCTGGAGTGCCGCAAAGCAAGAGGTGAGGAATCTCTTTGCGATCAACATAAGATTGGAAAGTTGCCTTGTATTCATCAGGAAGAATACAATCGGCAATAGTATGAGGACGGTATTTTTCAACCCACAACGCTTCATTCATAATATAACTCCTGATTGTTTATTCAGTCACTATTCTACGCCATTTTCCTTTTGTCATCAAGTACATCTCGCCATCAGGTCCGACGGTTATTCCTGCGCTGACATGCTTATTTGTTCCTGGAACATAACGTGGACCGCAACTGATTGTGCCATTTGGTGGTGCAAGTTGACCATAAGTAGCACCAATTATCATCTTGCCATTGTGTCCATTGGATTCGATTTCTTTTACTGCTTCGCATTTCTCTGCATCAGGAAGAACAGCGGCGGCGGCTACAATACCACCGCCAGCAACGCCGCCAGCAAGACCAAGATACTTGAAAAAATTACGTCTTGTTGCCACGTTTATGCTCCCATACCGAAATTAAACCAATCGTCATCACCATGATTACTGGAGGTGCTGATGCTGGAATCCACAAAAAGAAAGAATTGACTAATGAGAATACTGCGAATGCTAGAATGAATAGTAAATATTTTAAATTATCGCTCATAATATGTCCTCAGGTTCCAAACAAATGTTCAAGAGTAGATTGCTCTTGAATCAATCTTAATTGGTAATTGGTACGAAATTTACCATAACGTTTGTAATTTTTCGCTTTCTCATTCCAAACGTCAACATGAAATTTTCTTATGTCAGAAGAAGTAAATGCATAATCAGGAAGATCTTGCAAATTTTCTTTGACATAACATTGTGATTTTGGAATCCACTTTTTTACAAGTTTATCATCTATATTACCATTCTCAAAACACCAAGCATTCACCATATCGGTTCCAGTGGTTCCATAAATGGTATTTACAGTTGCGTGTGGAGTTTTTCTATAGGTTATCACAGTATGCATAATATAACTCCGAAGAGAGGTTGGGGTGGAGGAGGTGAACCCTCACGGCGAGCAGTCTGGCGGATAGTGCCGTCAATAAGAAATTGCACCCCAATAGTTTTATTTAGCCACATTCTCATAGATAGTCTGAAAGTCACTCTGCTCGGCAACTTCTTCCTCATAGTTACGCTTGTGGTAAACTTTCGCCAGTTTACGAGACAACTTCTTGGGAATCTCACACTCATCTTGCATCTTCTGCAAGATCTCTTTGATAAGATCTCGCTCAGCCTCGATACGAGTAAGTGAGTTTGAGATTTCTTGAAGGCATCCCAGAACCTTTGCTTTATCAAGTGCCATTATTATTCTCCGAATGTCGAACTTGCGGCTTCGATTGCGATGAAGTAAGTGATGTCAACGGTCTTATGCTTGAATCGAGCAAGACCCTTCTTGGCAATTGCAACGTCATACGAACCCTCAAGCAACTTGAAGTTTTCGACCTTCATTACAACCTTGAATTCCTTACCACCTTCAACTGTACCAATCTCAACCTTAGACTGATCAGCAGAATCATCCTTCACGTCTGTAGCAATGAAGTGAATCGTGGAACCATCGCTCTCAAATACGAAGTTTGGTGATCCAGAGATACCTGCGCTCTTACGCATCCAGTCAAGATCTTCTTGCGAGAGACTGAATGAACAATCAGGCTCACCAAATGTGATTGCCTTCTCAGGAGGAGTCACAATAACTTTCGGCGAACAATACTTGATGTAATCCGACTTCTTGTTTGCGCTGATATTGATTTTGTCATCATCAAACGACAAGTCAGCATCCTTGTATAGAGAAACTTTTGCCAAGAGTTTATTCAAGTCATAAAGAGCGAACTCTTTTGGGAAACTCTCACCAACAGTTGCTTCAACGAAGATTGTTTTGAGTGGAGAAATGGTCTTCAAAGTATTGCCAGACTTGAACTGCAAACTTTGATTGATGCCTGAGAAATTCTTCAGGACTTGCACAGTATCATCAGAAAGTTTCATAATTTAGAACCTCATTTGCTTCAACACGATTATTATATAACGAATCAACTAACTTGTCAACCCTTACAGTCAACTCATCTAACGAACAATTATTATCCATCACAATATCATAATGTGCACCAATCCAAGCCCACTCACTAAAGTGAACTTCTGGATAAGCATTGCGCATTATTTCTTGTTTGTTATAGGTATTGCACTCACGAGCAAGAGCATACCACTCTGGATCTTCACCACGGCGAACACGAATGACTTTACCACCAGATTCTACAATTGCATTGATTTCGTTTGGGAAACGAACATCTGCAATCACATAATTGTTCCATGGTGCTTTTTCACAACGACGCATCACAGTGTGGACCCAGAGGTCAGGGTGAAATACATCACGACCTGCCTCTGTGCCCATTAGCTGGAGTGCTAATCTTGGTGAAAATTCTTTGCCGAGTTTTTCAGACCACCACTCATCTTTTTGTTCGCGCCATGCTCTTGATTCAGGCGTTGCACCTTCGAGCATCTCACGATCCCAACCAAAGATGATCGAGCAAGCATCTTTGAGACTATTTGCATAACTCTCTTTGAAGAAACCATGACGTTCTACCAAGAGATCTGCAACTGTACCTTTACCTGCTCCAATAAAGCCAACCAAACCTACAATCATAACAAAGTCTCTTTATTAGAGAGAGCCGACAAAGTTTGCAACGGCTGGCATATCACCAGTGAATGCATAGGTTCCAACGTGATGCGTCTTCATCCATGGGCAGAGCCAGATGCTACCGCCGATGTTACGCCACCACTGGCAGAACATATAGTCTTCAGACAAGTAACGATCTGATCCGCGACCACCATTTGCCTTGCTGTCAATAACTGTATCGAAGTAAGCATGGATATAACGCGAACCATCAAAGTTTGCTTGACCAACATGGTCTGGGCGATACTTCAATTGAGGATAGGCTTCTGCGAATTTGCTGAAGACTTCACGCTTGACCATCATATAACCTGTACCAATTTCGAGAACTTCAACTGGATCAGCAACAGAGAACTTCTCAGTGCCAGGAACTGGATTGAAAACGAAATCGCCAGCGAGTTTTTCCATATCGCCAGGAGTAATATCTGGATGTCGCTTGACGCCTTCCTTGACAGCACCCCACTTGATTGACTTCTTCGGATATGGACCACCAATTACATCCTTATCCAAAGCAAGCAATGCAATTACATCGCGCGGATCAAAATGAATATCAGCGTCGATGAAAAGTAGATGGGTGAAGCCTTCTGCGCGAAGGAACTCATCTACGAGATAATTGCGAGCGCGAGTAATGAGAGATTCATTGAAGATAAACGAGAAACGAACTTCAATGCCATATTGTGTACATGCCGACTGCAAATCAAGGCAAGACTTCACATACATGCCATGCGCGTTACCGCCATACATGGGTGTTGCAACAAATAGTTTATTTTTGCGCAACTGTTCAACAGATACTTCTAACTGCATAATTATTCACTCCAGTTGTAAAATTTTCTAATATGATCAATAATCTTAGACTGATCATCGAGATTTTCGTTGACCATTGTCTCTATATAGTCCATGAGCGTTAGCGACCCCATGATATTCGAGATTTTGGTCTTACGAGAATTTTTGAATTTTTCATCTTGATCATCTTTGCGATCAATGTGACGTTGATCAAGAGTGCTATCCTTCACTGTGAGGATTAGAATCTTGAAATCATTTGGGAACTTATCTTGCAAAAAATCTAGCATCTTACCATTGAATA